CGGACAACTAGGAAACCTTTAACCCAAACGCCGTTCGTTAGAACGGCGCCCTCAACCCGAGCTTGATGCCGACGGCTCGGGGACGCCCTGCGTACCTTAAATGGTCCTTATCGAAGATGGGCTCTTCGCCCTCCTTCAAGAACCATTTAACTAGCGCGCGAGAACCTTCCAGTAAACTGGTTGGCTTCTTCGCATGGACATACCAACCCCTCACAAGGGGAGATTGGTAGTCGCCGTGTAGTTTCTCTGACTGGTAAGCCAGGAAAGAAACACGACCTAGTACAGGTGACGAAGGATGGATGACTGGGTACGCACCCAGCAGGTTCCTCAACCTTTCATCCAACCATCCACAGGTCTGCCAATAACCAGCCAAGTAAAGCTGGTTGCGCAGACTGACCAGGGATATCACCTCTTCGGCACGCTTTCGTGATGGCGGAATATCCTGACGAACGCGAATGGGAGTAACCCACTCTCCGTCGTAGTAGTCGCCGCCGCAAGACTCTCGGAACTTCCCGTTCCAAAAGCTCTTGTCCTTATTCACCTTGAGGCCAAAGCCTTCAAGAGTAGGAATCACAAAATTGACACAATCTACGGGAATGATAATATCATCCCCGTAGACACGCACCTGGCCCCGAAAGGAAAGAATATCCTGACGGGTAAACTGGGTGTTAGCTTTGACTTCCAGTGCGAGGAATATGATCGTTAAGAAGACCATAGCCTCAATCGGAAACGTCAAAGCGGAGCCCATAGACGCGAATTTGGACAAATGGACGGTAACGTCCAAGTCCTCAACATGAGCCTTCCGACTCCTTGTAGCGTCAACAGCCTCCCAAAGGGAGGGCCACCAACAAAGCAAGGAACGTACATGCTCATAGGAAACCCGATCGGATGCTTCACTCATGTCGAGTGTCGCGAGAGTCTGTTCACGACTCCCACACCTGGCCATTTCCCTGTTTGGGTCCTGGCTAGTGAATCCGACGAAGCCGTAACCGACGTTCTCGATCTTATGATCGAGGAGCCGAGTCTCGAGCTTCTGAACCAAGCGCTTCGAGATGGCCTGCTGCATGAACTGCATGCAGGTTGGCTCGATAGCGATGATCCTTGGGGTTTTCTGCGTTTTAGGTACGGCTATGACCCGTACGGGTCTCTCCGCATCAGGCTCCCTGAAGTTCACATGGTTGAGTTCTCCATAGTAGGAAGGACTCGGGAGGGCGTAATCCAGGAATGGAAAGATCTTCTCCAACCTGGTAGTCCACTCTTGCTGGTCGTACTTCTTGTTTCCAAGAAGCCGATCAGCGGTGGCACCCGGACCATGCTTTGGAACTAAGTGGTCAAATACGATATCTCTTTCGAGCTCGTTTGCCACAGGTCCCCAAAGTAAGAGCGACATCCTTTCAAAAGCCTTCCAGTCGGAAGGTAGGATGTACTTACCGCTCTCATGAACTTCAGAATCTACTTGTACATAGTCCTGCATAGCGCGCCGATACCTCTCCGGAGGGAGGGGTTTGGCAATCTTGGCGAACATCAGCGTTAGCTGCCTGATCGCCGCGATGGAATCTATGCAGGGTTCTGGAAGTAACACTCCAGTACCACGATCGAACACCAGATCCAGGAATCCACCCAAGAATTTGGGAGTTCCACCTTTTCTCGCGAAACCACGGAAAAGGCCGGGATCCACCTTACCTAGTTCAAGACTTCTTTCGAAGTCTTTTCCGAACTGGGGAAGAGTGAGCGTAAGAAATTGCTCACCCTCGTGTTCGTATCGCCTCTCGAGCTTTTTGCAGTCGAGAGTGGCGCTAGTGTGGCACCAGCCGGCCGATTCATCGGCCAGCTTCTTCCACAGGACTATCAGGCTTTTCATTGTGCCCTCCTATCGGGGGGTCGCAATCCATAGCCCAAATCCCTCTAAACTAGTACGTAGCTAGCCTCTACCGGAAAAAGGCAGAGGAAGACAGCGCTCCCACAGTACCCCAAAAGGGTCCAAGTGAGAAAGCGCAACGTACTATACAGCGGCCGCGACGGACCAGCCTCCGTGGTGATGAACCACAGAGGCGGGTCAGTTTTCTCCACCCAACAGCTGGGTGGCGCGGGCTCCCGAAGAAGCAACCAGGTACGCCGTCAAGGCGTCCACAATCTGCTTCGCCTCAGCGACAGTGTAGCCAGCCTCCGACGGAAAGTCGGTTGCGAGCCAAACACTGCCACGATAGCGAGCGTTGGTGCCCGTGATTAGCGGGTCACCAGCGATCTTCGAGTGATCAAGCCGAAGCATACGCTTCGCCCTACCGCCCTGCACATTGTGCTGGACGGTGAGCTTAACCGTAGCGTCGTCCTTTTGGAAGACGCCAGCGTTCGGACCGGAAGAAATCCGGGGGAGCGACTGAGCAACGGAGTTGATCGTAACGCTCTGAGGGTCGGCGAAAGCCAACTTGGGCACGTCCTTTCAATAGATCCGGGTAATGAACCCGGAACGTGGAAGTTCAGCACTAAGACCTTGATAGTCCTAATGCCGCGATAATGGCAACCTGTTTCGGCGAAAGCGTCGACAGGTTAACGCCAAATCCGTAAGGTGTTGCAGGCATCCGACGCTTGTGCACAGTTTCCTGTGTACGTTTAGTCAGAATGCCATCAAAACGTGCTTTCGACTCAGAGCGAAGAACTCGCTCCATCATCGAATAGCCGTACTGCATCACCAGGCCGTCTTTGCCAAGGTTGGAGATGTTAGTCATTATATCTCCGGTATTGGCAAACCAATCGGCGGCCCAAGACCAGGGAGCTATGTTCCATACGGTTTCTGGAGTGACCTTCACACCCAAAAGGTGGTCGGTCATACTCATCCAGTCCTGGAACTTATCCATCGTCGTCACCGGAACCGGTATGTGGTACCGAAAGGCACCACTAAACCAAGCCCGATATGATTTCGATTGGAGATAGTCACCTGAGCCGAAGAAGGGGAAGTCAGTGGGACTAGGAAAGAAATTCCTAGGAGCCCACAACGTAGTCTCTTCGGTAGGAAAGTGATACCCACGTCGTATTTTTGTATCAGAGCCCTTTCGGTACTCTGAGATAATACGATGCGAGTCCTGGACAGTTCTTGCGAACGCCTGGACATCACGTAACAGAGGTAACCACCCGAACTCAACATTCAGGTATTCACCCCCGGCGGATCTTACTCGCCGCGCGCGCTCCTTGACTAAAGCAGCGCCTGTTACCATGGGAAGGCCACCAGTAATCGTCTCTCCTAAGAAAGTCGATCCTGCATAAGCAGGGTTCGTCGGGGCGACTCTAGAAATAGCAGTCGTTCCAGAGGCATTTACCTCTGAATCCGTCGGAGCTACTGGAGGGTTAGCCATAAAGGGGACTCCGTCCCCGTAGCTACCCGTAATGCCTCCAACAGTGAATTGCCCTTGGAAAGTCTGAAAAGACTCGCCTTTGTCCCATACTGCGAACGTCGGAATATCCCTGGTACGTAAAAGTTTCCAGGGACCGCCGTCATCGGCCGCCGTGTTAAGCGGCAGTCTATGCGTCATGCCCTCCATTTTCTCAAACGTGTTAAATGTTTGAGTCTTGGAAGTCCATGGCGTCGATGGTAGGGCATTAGGGCGTACACGCCATGACATAGTCATAGGCGTAATACGCACCTTAACTGAATCATAATCCACTGTTGGATCACCTCCTGTCTTGTACGAAACGCATGGAAGACCGCAGAACCCCTAGCAGGAGGGGAGGCGAGC